ATGGAAAGACAATTACAGGACGGGTGGGTGCGGCTGGTGAACGCGGACTCGCTGAAGTTTATCAAGACGCTGCCGGCGGCAAGTGTTGATCTGATTGCGACGGACCCGCCCTATTTCGGAGTGAAGCAGGAGGTATGGGACAACCAGTGGGAGAATGGTGTCGAGTTCCTAGCCTGGCTCGATGCCTTCTTGGTGGAGTTCCGGCGGGTACTCAAGCCAAATGGTTCTGTGTACCTGTTCTGCTCACCGCGGATGAATGCAGATGTGGAGATGCTGATCCGGGATCGCTTCCGGGTGTTGAACCATATCGTGTGGGCCAAACCGTCAGGGGTATGGAACCGGATGCGAAAGGCCGATATGCGGGCGTTCTGGCCGGCAAGCGAACGGATCATCTTCGCCGAGCAGGTAGGGGCAGAGGGGAGTGCTAAGGTAGGGTCAGGTTATGCGAAGGCATGCCATGATCTGCGCCGTCAGGTTTTTGCGCCGCTCATCGAGTATTTCCGTCACGCCCGGGAGATGGCTGGTGTCAGTGCTGCGGATATCAACCTGGTAACTGGCACCAAGATGGCCGGCCACTGGTTCGGCGCCAGCCAGTGGCAATTACCGAGCCGAGAGCAGTATTCCCAGTTGCAGGTGTTGTTTGCCGAGCGGGGCAGGGCGCTTGGGAAGGATTATGCAGGGCTGAGCGAAACCTATCAGGGGTTGCATCAGACCTATAGCCACTTGGTGGCATCCTATGATGAGTTGCGAGCGGAGTATGAGCTGTTGCGCCGACCGTTCTCTGTCACCCAGGAAGTGCCGTTCACCGATGTGTGGTTGTACCCATCGGTGCAGGCCTACCCAGGGAAACACCCATGTGAGAAGCCACTGGCCATGATGGAGCACATCATCCGGACCAGTAGTCGCCCAGGGGATGTGGTAGCAGACTTCTTTATGGGGTCTGGCTCCACGGGCAAGGCCGCTATCAAGTTGGGCCGACGCTTCCTTGGCGTGGAGCTGGAAGAACCCAGGTATCGGCAGACATGTGCTGAAATGGAAACGGCGGTAGAAAAGGGGGAGAAGGTCTAACCGCAACGGCTAGCAGGGACCAGCGGGGATGTTATTTTTCTTGCTGGGCCATAGAGTTAGCAGTAGATCATTATGCCATCTTACGATGCAGCTTTACCCTCCTGACACTATTTGCTAACTTGAATATCAACGATGGAGGACTGCACCCGAAAGGGTTCGGTCCTTTTTTATTTCCCCTTCCAAACCTCGGCCTTGCCGGGGTTTTTTCATTTCAGAGGCCCTGCGGGGTGGTGGGTATGAAGATGCCTGATAAAGACCTTGGTCTGTTGGCCTGGCTGCTGGCGTGGGCCGACACTCACTGGCCCGCCCTGTATGGCTTCACCCTGTCAGTGGTGATCTCCTGGCTGCGGGTGACTTACACCGGTGGAGCCGTTCGGCAGCGTCTGCTTGAGTCGGTACTGTGTGGTGCCATCTCGCTGTCCGTTATGTCAGGGATGGACATGATTGGCATCCCGGCCACCGCTTCAGGCTTTGTCGGCGGGTTCATCGGCTTCCTTGGCGTTGAGAAGATCCGCGATGTGGCCAGCCGCTGGCTGGATCGGAGGTTCGGCAATGGTCAGGATTGAGCGGGCATCGCCGCATTGCATCAGCGTCACGCACTACTTCGAGACCTGCAAGCTCAAGGCTTACCCGGACCCCGGCAGTAAGAATGGGGAACCCTGGACCATTGGCTGGGGCCACACCGGGCCGGAGGTAAAGCCTGGTTTGGTCTGGACGCAAGCACAGGCAGATGCGGCATTCATTGAGGATCTACGCCGCTTTGAACGTGATGTGCTGTCTCTGGTCAAGGTGCCACTGACCCAAGGCCAGTTCGATGCGCTGGTGTCATTCGCCTACAACGTCGGTTCAGACATCGATGCCGATACGCTTGCCGAAGGATTGGGTGACTCCACGCTGTTGTACAAGCTGAATGCCGGTGACCATGAAGGCGCAGCACTGGAATTCCGTAAGTGGAACAAGAATGACGGCAAGGTGATGCGCGGGTTGACCCGCCGGCGTGTGGCAGAGGAATGCCTGTTCAGGGGCATGGATGGAGCTACAGCCATCAAGAAGGGGGTGGCTGCAGCATGAACCCAGAACTATTCCGCCGCGCCATACCCTACCTGCTGACTATCGCTACCGTACTGGGCTGCCTGTGGGGAGCCTATCGCCATGGGGTCAGCGTCACCGACACCGCTTGGGAATTGAAGTGGAACGCACAGGCTAAGGAGCTGGTCGATGCCAAGGCTACCGCACTGGAGCTGGCGCGTGAGGAAGAGCGCCGTCGCCAAACCAGCATTGATGAGGTGAGACAACATGCCGAACAACAGATTGCTCGGGCTGAGGCTGACGCTGCTGCTGCCAGCGCTGTTGCTGCTGGGGTGCACGAGCAAGCCCGCCGATTGGCAGAGCGAGCAAGTCAGTGCACCAGCCATCCCGCAACTGCCCAGCCAGGCTCGACAAATGGACAGCCCGCCGTGGTGCTCGCCGAGCTGCTCAGCCGGGCTGATGCGCGAGCGGGAGAGTTGGCAGCAGCTTATGACCGAGCTCGAGCATCGGGCCTGGCCTGCGAAAGCGCCTACCTCTCCCTGAGTGCGAAGCAGTAACCGAATCGCCGCACCGGGTCACTCTCCAATCAGGCGGGTCGTCCCGCGTTTATGTGTGCCGGTGCGGCACCCATCAGGTAATCACCATGCCACTACGAGTCCCAAAGGTGTGCCGAGAGCGCACCTGTCATCAGCTGACGACAGAGCGCCACGGCTACTGCCCTGCCCACGTGCACTTGCTGGATGGATGGAAGAAGGTGGCCAAGGTCAGTGCCGATGTTCGCGGCTATGACTGGGCATGGCGCAAGCTGCGCAAGCGGATCCTGGTGAGGGATAGCTACCTGTGCCAGGTGTGCCTTGCCTTGGGCATTGTGACACCAGCGACTCAAGTCGATCACATCGCCAACAAAGCCGCTGGCGGTACCGATGATGAGCGCAACCTGCAGGCAATCTGCGACCCTTGCCATGCCAGCAAGACGCGAGCAGAGGCGCTGGCTGCACGCCGGACGGGGCTGCCGAGGGGGTAGGGGGGATCAATTCCTCCCAACCTTTCGACCTCACCACTGCTCCGCCCCGCGAAATTTTTATACCCGCGAAATTAAAAATTTAAATGGAGGGCGCGATGGCCGGTGCAGCTGCCGTGCCCGGGCGCGGCAGAAAGCCCAAGCCGACCGCACTGAAGCGCCTGGGGGGCAATGCCGGCAAGCGGGCACTGAATAAAGACGAACCCACCTTCACCCCTCTCATCGGGGTAGCCTGCCCTGAGTGGCTGGCAGAGGATCCATGGGCTCCCACGCTGTGGGATATGGTCATCAAAGAACTGTGCGCCGCCGAGGTGCTGTGCATCACCGATCTGCACAACCTGGAGGCGTTCTGCGCCGCTTACTCCCGCTGGCGCAGAGCCGAGATTGAGATCACCAAGCACGGCCTGGTGGTTGAAGGGGCCACTGGTGGTCCAGTCAAGAATCCGGCCTGTACCGTCGCCAACGAATCACTCAAGCAAATGACCACATACGGGGCCCTGCTCGGGCTGGACCCTTCCAGCCGCTCGCGCCTGATCGGCGGCAACAAGAAGAAGGGAGGCGGCAACCCGTTCGCTGCTTTGTAGGGATGGACCATGGCCGCACGCAAAATCTATCCCTACGTCAACGTGGCCAATGGCTACGCCCGCGACATAGTGCGCGGCAAGATCCCTGCCTGCCGCTATGTGATCCAGGCATGCCAGCGTCATCTCGATGATCTGGCCAAGGAGAAGTCGGCCAAGTTTCGCTACCGTTTCGACAAGGACAAAGCCGAGCGGGCCGCCAAGTTCGTCCAGCTCATGCCCCACACCAAGGGGGAGTGGGCCTTCAAGCGCCAGACCCTGAACCTTGAGCCGTGGCAGCTGTTCATCCTCTGCTGCGTGTTCGGATGGGTGCGCAAAGGAAGCGGCCTGCGGCGCTTTCGCGAGGTTTACAACGAGATCCCCCGCAAGAACGGCAAGTCGGCGCTCTCCGCCCCGGTTGGCCTCTACTGCTTCGCGGCGGATAACGAATTTGGCGCCGAGGTTTACTCCGGCGCCACGACAGAGAAACAGGCGTGGGAGGTATTCCGCCCGGCCCGCCTGATGGCCAAGCGTACCCCGGCGCTGCTCGATCATTACGGCATCGAGGTCAACGCCAGCAACATGAACATCCCGGCTGACGGCGCCCGTTTCGAGCCGCTGATCGGCAACCCTGGTGACGGCCAGTCACCATCCTGCGCCATCGTGGACGAATACCACGAGCACGACAGCGACGACCTCTATACCACCATGATCACCGGTATGGGGGCCCGCAAGCAGCCCCTGATGTGGATCATCACTACCGCGGGCTACAACATCGACGGGCCCTGTTACGACAAGCGGCGGGAGGTCATCGAGATGCTGGCCGGCACAGTGCCGGACGATGAGCTGTTCGGGATCATCTACACCATCGACGAAGGTGATGACTGGGCAGATCCTGCGGTGCTGGCCAAGGCCAACCCCAATATGGGGATCTCGGTCTACTCAGATCACCTGCTGGCGCAGCAGGCCAAGGCAATAAAGTCGGCCCGCTTTGCCAACATCTTCAAGACCAAACACCTCAACGTCTGGGTCTCGGCCAAGACGGCGTTCTACAACATGCAGCGCTGGGCGGCCTGCGAGGACAAGAGCCTCACCCTGGAGCAGTTCGCCGGTGACGAGTGCATTCTCGGCTTCGACCTGGCACGCAAGCTCGACATGAACTCCATGGCCCGCCTGTTCTGGCGCGATATCGACGGCAAGCGCCACTACTACTCCGTGGCCCCCCGATTCTGGGTGCCGGAAGATACCGTGTTCGATAACGACAACCGGCGTCTGGCGGAGCGATACCAGAAGTGGGTCAATCTGGGTGAACTCAGTACCACCGATGGCGCGGAGATCGACTATCGCGAGATCTTCGAGGAGGCCAAAGAGGCCAACCTCGACAACAAGGTGCTGGAAACACCCCTCGACCCGGCGGGCGCCATCGCTCTCTCGCATTCATTGGCGGACGAAGGGATGACCCCCATCACCATCACCCAGAACTATCAGAACATGTCCGGCGCCATGAAGGAGCTGGAGGCGGCCATCACGGCAGGCCGCTTCCACCACGACGGCAACAGCTTGATGACCTGGTGCATTGGCAACGTGATCGGCAAGCATCTGCCCGGTAACGATGACATGGTGCGCCCGGTCAAGGAGAGCGCGGATCAGAAGATAGACGGTGCGGTCGCGCTGATGATGGCCATCGGTCGGGCCATGGTGCCGGGCCGTGAAGATGAGCGCTCCATCTACGAAACCTCGGACGTTTTATGCTGACACAACTTTCAATTTTCATCGTGGGCCTGCTGGGGGCTGCGGCACTGGCCTATGGCGCCAGTCTCTACTCACAGCCCCTTGGCTGGGTGGTCGGTGGCCTGCTCTGCCTCGCCTGGTCATTTCTGATGAGCCGGGCAGTGGCGGCCACCGAGTTTGCCAAACGCAACAAGGGGGATAGCTGATGTTCCTGCCAATGATGTTCGGCAGCGGGCGCAAGGGCGGCAACTTCAGTCAGTGGATCAGCAGCATGGCCGGTAAGACGACCAAGGCTGGGGTGCTGGTGACGCCGGAGACTGCCTTGGCACAAGGCGTCGTGCGTGCCTGTGTCACCCTGCTGGCGGAGTCGGTGGCCCAGCTCCCTTGCGAGCTCTACCGCCGTGACGATGACAAGCGGCTGCGTGCCACCGACCACCCTCTTTACGACCTGATCCACAACCAGCCGAACCAGAAAGACACGGCGTTTGAGTACAACGAACAACGCATGGGCCACCTGGGCCTGCGGGGTAACAGCTACAGCCTGATCGACCGGGATGGGCGGGGTTTCATCACCGAACTCATTCCCATCAACCCGGACAAGGTAGCTGTGCTTAAGGGGCCGGATGGGTTGCCCTACTACCAGTTGTTGGATGGCAGCAACCAGATCCTGCCGATGCGGATGGTGCACCACGTCAAGGCGTTCAGTCTTGACGGCTACCTGGGATTGTCACCAATCCAGACCAACCCGGACACCATCGGACTTGCGATGGCGGTGGATGAGCATGCGGGACGGGTGTTTGCTAACGGCACCACGCTCTCCGGAGTCATCGAGAGCCCGAAGGATGGCGCCAAGTTCGACTCACAGGCCAAGGTGGATGCGTTCCTCGGCAAGTTTGTAGAGCGCCATTCCGGACTGCGCAACGCCTTTTCGGTCGCATTACTGCAGGAGGGGATGCAGTACAAACAGCTCGCCATGAACAACGAGCAGGCGCAGCTGCTGGAGTCCCGCAAGTATGGCGCCAACGAGATCTGCCGGCTCTACAAGGTACCGCCGCACATGGTCGGCGAGCTGGAGCGGGCGACGAACAACAACATCGAGCACCAGGGGCTGCAGTTTGTCATTTACACCCTGCTGGCATGGGTCAAGCGGATCGAAGGCGCCATGATGCGCGACCTGCTGTTGCCAGCGGAGCGAAAGAACCTCTACATCGAGTTCAACGTCTCCGGGTTGCTACGGGCAGATCAGAAGTCCCGCTACGAGGCCTATGCCCTCGGCCGTCAATGGGGCTGGCTCAGCGTCAACGATATCCGCCGGCTGGAGAACCTGCCGCCGGTAGCAGGTGGAGATATCTACCTGACTCCGCTAAACATGGTGAGCACTGGCTCCCTCCCGCCAGGCATCACCAAAGCCAGCGCCGAACAACTCAACGAGATCGAGGCCATCCTATGCCGAAGCTGATCAATTACCCCCATCTGGCCAGCATGGCGTTTGGCCAACCCCTCTATGCCACCCAGGAAGTTCTGGCCGGGGTGAAGAGCCTGCTGCTGCCACGGATGCTGGGCAACCAGCGAGACATCATGGCCGCCGACGAGTTGCCGGACGGGTTCGAGCCTGCGCCGCTGGAGGCCAGAGGTGAGTTCAAGAACCGCATCGGTGGTCTGGCGGTGATCCCAGTGCACGGCATCCTGATGGCGCGGCGTGGTCACATTGATGCCACCTGCACCGAGCTGACCAGCTACGAGTGGGTGAGGATGCAGATCGCCACCGCGCTGGCTGACGAACGGGTCAAGGAGATCGTGCTCGACATCAACTCTGGCGGCGGCATGGCGGTGGGCTGCAAGGAGCTGGCGGAATACATCTTTTCCAAGCGCAGCGTCAAACCGATTACCGCCCTGGTCAATTTCGCCGCCTACTCGGCCGCCTACTTCGTCGCTGCTGCTTGCACCAGGGTGGTGGTGAGCGAGACCGGCGGTTGCGGCTCGGTGGGCGTCATCATGGAGCACATGGAGGTGAGCAAGTGGGAGCAGGAAGTGGGTCTCACCTTCACCACCTTCTACCGCGGCGAGCGCAAGAAAGACGGCACCCCGCACGAGCCCCTTTCCGAGGGTGCGATGGCCGCCATCGATCACCGGATGGATAAGGCCTACGAGCTATTCGTTAGCTCCGTCGCCCGCTATCGCGACCTGCCGGTAGAGGAAGTGAAGGCCACCGAGGCTGCCCTCTTCAGCGGCAGTGAAGCCGTGGCCAATGGCCTGGCAGACGAACTGGCCAATCCCCAAGACTACCTCAACGCCCTCGCCGCCAGCTTGGCCAGCCAGGGCAAACCCCAACAGACCATCGGCCTGCGGGCCAGGGCCATCGAATTGCAGAACCAGCTCTAGCCCTGCGGCGGAGCCCATCCCAATAAGCCCCATCAGGGGCTTTTTTTATACCCAAAGGAAACCACTCGATGAAAACTATCGAAACCCTCCGCCGCGAGCGTGGCGAAATCGTCGCCCAGATCACCGCCCTGGCTGATATCGAAAAGCAGGGCGGGACTCTGAGTGCTGAGCAGTTGGCCGAGTTCACTTCACTCGAGAGCAAAGTCGCGGAAATCAGTGCCCAGATCACCCGTCTGGAAACTGCAGAGCGGCTGGCAGCTCAGCAGGCAGTGCCAGTCACGGCCTCTGTATCAATGATTGGCTCGCCTGCCGTTCATGTGAAGCAGGAGCTGAAGCAGTACCCCGGCGCTGGTATGGCTCGTCTCGCCATGGCCGTTGCTGCAGGTGAGGGGGACATGAAGCTGGCAGAGCAGTTTGCCGCCAACGAGATCGGTGATGCCGGGATTGCCATGGCTATCAGCACCGCGGCTGGTTCCGGCGGTGCTCTCATCCCTGAGAACCTGCACTCCGAGGTGATCGAGTTGCTGCGCCCCCGCACCATCGTTCGCAAACTCGGGGCCCGGCCGGTGCCGCTGCCCAACGGCAATCTGAGCATGCCGCGCATGTCCGGTGGGGCCACCTCCAGCTACGTGGGGGAAGGAGTTGATGCCAAGGCTACCGGTGGCAGCTTCGATGACGTGAAGCTGGCCGCCAAGACCATGATCACCCTGGTGCCGATTAGCAACCAGCTGATCGGGCGTGCCGGGTACAACGTCGAACAGCTGGTGCTGGGTGACATGCTCGCGGCCATGGGCGGTCGTGAAGACAAGGCGTTCCTGCGCGATGACGGCAGCAACAATACTCCGATCGGCTTCAAGAAAGTGGCCACCGACGCGGGCCGTACTGTTGCCTGGACCGGCACGGCGGATCTGGACACCATCGATGCTTACCTCGACTTGCTCATCCTGAAACTGATGAGCTCCGACTCCATGATGATCAACCCGGGTTGGGGCATGAGCCCGCGCTCCTGGATGAAGCTGTTTGGCCTGCGCGATGGCAACGGTAATAAGGTCTATCCGGAAATGGCCCAAGGCCTGCTGAAGGGCTACCCGGTTGCCCATACCAACACCATCCCGGTGAACCTCGGCGCGGGTACCAACCAGACCGAGATCTACTTCGCCGACTGGAACGACGTGGTGATCGGCGAGCAGGACAACATGACCATCGACTTCAGCCGCGAAGCCACCTATGTGGATGCTGCCGGCGAGCTGGTCAGCTCCTTTGCCCGCAACCAGTCCCTGATCCGTCTGGTCGGTAACCACGACGTGGGCTTCCGTCACGTAGAGGGGCTGGTGCTGGGGACTGCCGTTACCTGGTAAACCCTGCCATGGGGCTGCTTCGCGGCCCCTTCCATTTCCCTATCAAGACCGTTCAGGAGAGCCATCATGGCCAAACCAGACAAGGCGGGGAGCGAACCCACCGTAATGCTTATCAAGGTGATCCGCCCCTTCAAGAACTACAGCCCCGGCGACATCACCGGATTTGACGCAGCCAAGGCGCAGGCCTTGATCGACGGTGGCGTGGCTGAGGCCTACACCGCAGCCGAGGGTGAGGAGTAAACATGTTGCTGATCACCGTGGTTGAAGCCAAGGCTCAGTGCCGAATCGAACCGGAGATGACCGACGAAGATGCGCTTCTGACCGGTTTGATTGAAGCGGCGATCAGCCACATCCAGTCCGACATCAACAAGCCGCTGGTGGCTGCAGGGGAGGAGGGACAGCCCCTCACTCCTGCGCTCAAGCTGGCGGCCTTGCTACTGATCGGTCATTGGTACACCAACCGGGAGGCCGTGGTGACGGGCACCATTGCCACGACTCTGCCGCTGGCGTATGACTCGCTGATCCACCCCTACCGTGACATCGTGGTGGGCTAGGGGGACGCATGCTTAAAAGTGGCGAACTCGACACCCGGCTGACGCGCTTTGGCGCCGCAACCGGCACGCCCCCAGAATGGCCGCTGCTTGGCAAACTGTGGGCGAAGATCATTGACCCGAAGGCGGCAGGGCGCGAGGCACAGGCCAGTATCTATGCAACCGGTTCGACCTTGATCACGGTGCGGGCTCGGGGCGATATCCTGCCCGGGCAGTTGCTGAAGGGAAATGCCTGCTGGTACTTGATCGAAGACACCGCCAGCGAGCCTGGCGCCTTGCAGATCTCGGCCCGCAAACTCTCCGGCGAGCCAGCCACCTACACCCCGAAGCATGGGGAGCCATACCCGGTCACCGCCTTCTTGGCGGCTGAGAACGTGATGGTGGGGGCCCGTAGCGAGCCGCGACACCAGATAGACCTGATCCTGCCTGAGCTCGTCCCCCCCTTTGCACGCCAGGGTGACCAGATCACCTTGCGTGGCAGGCAACATCGTATCGATGGGCTGATTGAGGGCAGTGACAACGGCACCACGCTCCGAGTGATGGTGGTCTGATGCCGGGCGGGCTAAGCCGAAAGCGCAGGGCCAGGGCGATCAACGTCACCGGCCTGAGCGAGAGCGTCGATGCATTCAAGGCGCTCCCTGCCACGATCCGCAAGCAGCTGGTGGCCGCAGTCAATGACGTGGCCACCGCCACCCGGAGTGACATGGTCAACCGCATTGCCGCCGATGGATTCAATACTGCCTCGGTCAGGGCGCGGATCCGGCTCGACAAGGCGAACGCCAGCAACGACGTTGCCACCATCAGCCTGGACCTGAAGAAGATCCCGTTCAGCCGAGTCAAATTTGCCAGTCAGCGCACCGACGGCACCGGCACCCGGGCCAGCGTCTGGGTGCTGCGGGGCGGCAAGCGCGTGCAGGTCTACGGCTTTATCAACCCCTACGGCAAGAAACGTCGACCGATGATCCGTTATGCGAAAGCCGGCAAGCCGCGACTGGTGATGGCGGGCGGTGTGGGCCTGCGGGGTTGGTGGAACGACATCATCACCGAGCAGTTCCTCGATGAGCTGCAAGCCAACCTTGCCAGCACCTTCACCAGGAGAGTGACATGACCGAAGCGACCGTCATCATCGATGCGCTGCTGGCCAAATTGCGCAGCGTGCCTTCACTGTCGCCAGAAGACAGGGTGTGTGACTGCGACCCGCAGATCGACCAGCATACCCCGCTGCCGCTGGCCCATTTTCGGGAGCTGACCGAGATCAAACCGGAGCGTCGGGGGCGGGAGTGGAAGCGTACCCGCAACATCCAGGTGGACCTCTACCAACCGGCGAGTGACGGGCGGGCAGGGCGTGACCAGTTGCTGTCAGAGGTGCTGGCGGCGCTGGTGCCCTCGACTGCGGGGATCCCCCTGCCGGGCACGACGCTGCTCACTATCTCGGTTGGCACCATCAATCTGGAACCCGAAGAAATCGGCAGCGACACCTTGCTGACCTCCATCCAATTCAGCCTCACCTACACCGCCAGCCTCTAGGTTGGCTCCACCATCTGGATACCATAGGAGCATCCAAGCATGTCATTTACCGACAAAGGCCTGCTGCTGGCCGGTGATGTCTACATCGCCGAAATCACCAATAGCGTGAAAGGGCCCCTGATTGGCCCCATCAACGTCAACGAGATCACCGTCACCCCGCCGACCACCGAGGAGAAGTCGCGTATCTCCAAGAAGCGCAGCACCTTCGGGCAAGCGCTGGACTCGGTCCAACTGCCGAAAGACCCGGCCAAGATCTCACTGAAGTGGGACTCCATGACCAAGCAGCTGCTGGCCGATGCTATCGCCGGCAAGCAGGTGGCCTTCACCCAGGCCGAGGATCCGGTGGTGGATGAACCGGTGACCCTCAGTAAAGAGGGATGGGTCGAGTTGGGCAACGCCTACATCAAGCCCGGTACCATCGTCGTGAAACTCGCCAGCGGCAGCACCACGCTGGTGCTCGACACCGATTACAAGGTGAATGGCAACATGGTGATGGCGCTGAACGACACGGCGGCTGTCGCTTGCAAGGTGAGCTACACCAAGGCGGCCGTGACCGGCACCACCTACACCGGCACCACCGAGACCCTCAAGCCGCGCTACTTCCTGATCGACGGCGAGAACCTGGCCAACCCCGGCCAGCGGGTGCGCGTCACCATCGACCAGGCCATGCTGGCCGCCCAGGGCGCACTGGCGCTGATGAGTGGCGAGTTTATGGAAGGGGAGCTGGAAGGCTCCCTGGTCACCCAGCCCGGCAAGTCCGAGCCGTATCGGATGGAGATTTTGAACTAAAGCTAAAAAATGAGCTCATACCATGTATGGGCTCATTGAAAAATGTAAGAATGACTATATTCCCATATGTGGAGAGTAGTCAGTGAAACTTCTAGACACCTTGAATCCCAAAAAACGGGCAACTGTAATTTCAATGGTTGAGAAAGCTGGTATTGATACATCTGGTTGGCGAGATTACGACGGTAAACACCCGTCCCAGAATCCATCTTACTGCTATGAGTGGATATTTAATGATGGTGATAAAATCTTGCTGACCATTTGGTGGGAATCATTGCGAGATGACGATGGTATTTATCTTGCTGAAAACTACAGAGCAGATTGGATTAATGAAAAACCAACTTGGAAATCCAGGGCTAACAACGTAGATAAATGGATTCAATATGCCTTCTTAAATAACCTAGAATTGCAGGTTATGGTGATTAGTGACTCGAAGTGCAGACTGCTTGATAGTGTGGCATGGCATGTTGGAGAGTATGATGATTTGACTGGAGCCTGCCGTATCATTCGGGGGCCTCGTTGTAGTTTTGCTGACCAATTTGAAGAGAACACGTCTTTATCAAAGAGATATGAAGTCAATGGTCATGTATATGAGCGGAAAGCTGAAGTTCGAACTAATGCATTGAATCGAGCTGCGGGAAAATGTGAATATTGCGGGTTAGGTAGTTTTAGAACAGCTAGTGGCGCCATCTATCTTGAAAGTCATCATATCGTTCCACTTTGTGATAATGGTGAAGATACCACAAGGAATGTTATTGCATTATGTCCAACGCACCATAGAGAGGCCCATTATGGTGAGGGTAAGGAAATGTTAGCTATAGAATTCAAGAAAATACTGTCTCAAAAGTTAGGTAGATAGAAAGGGCTATTAATTTATTTTAAAAACATACCCGCTTCGGCGGGTTTTTTCATTTCTAAGGAATCCCCATGGCCAGCAATGACACCGATATCCAGCTGCGGATCCGCGCCGCCGTTGAGGGGCTGGCCGAGATCAGCAAGCTCATCGCCGAGGTGGATACCCTGGGTGGTGAGACCGAATCGAGCAGCGAGCAGGTCGGCTCCCTGGGGGATGAGCTGCAGCGCCTCGGTGAGCAAAACGCGACCCTGACCCAGTTTGCCAACCTCAAGCGCAGCACCGCCGATCTGGGGGAGGGGCTCGAGGCTGCCCGCACCCGTGCTACCGGCATGGGCAAGGCACTAGCAGATGCCAAGAAGGAGCTGACGGCGTCCAATGCTGCCTACAGTGCCAATCGGCAGGAGACCGAGCGGCTGGCGAGCGCTCATGCGGAAGCCAAGGCCAAGGTGGACCTGCTGCGCCAGGCCAACAGCGAGGCGACCAGCGTCACCAAGGAACAGCGCCAGGCGCTCAAGGATGCACGGGATCAGGTTCGCCTACTGGGGGACCAGTACAAAGAGAGCGCGGGGCAAACCAATGCCCTCAAGAACGGGCTGGATGCCAGCGAGAAGGCGCTGCGGCAGCAAGCCCGGGAGTTCAACTCTGCTCGCCGGGAAGTGCAGTCCCTCGATAGCCAGTATCAGCGGCAGAACACCACGCTCAATGGGCTGCGCCGCGCCCTGACCGAGGCTGGGGTCGACACCCGCAAGCTGGCCAGCGAGCAGAAGCGGATTGAAACGGCCAGCCAACAGGCCGGGGCCCAGGTGGCATACCTGAAGAGCCAGCTTGCTGGACAGGCAGGGCAATTGCGCTCAAATGCCGCCGGGATGGAGGCATACAGCAAGAAAGCCAAGCAGGCGGAGCAGAACACCGAACAGCTGCATGAAGCGGTTCAGAGTGGCGAGCAAGGATGGGCAGCTCTGGCGGGCAAGATCACCGGCGTTGCAGCAGCCTTTCTCAGTTTTGATCAACTGGCTGCCCGCACTACCGGGATGGTCAGAACAGCGGATGAGATTGAGCGCCTGGGCGTCTCGCTCAAGAGCGTGGAAGGGAGTGCCGCCGGCGGTGAAAAGGCACTGGCCTGGTTGCGGGAGTTCAACGAGAAGACCCCGTTCCAACTCAACGAGATCACCACCGCCTTTATCAAGGCCAAGAACTTCGGATTGGACCCCTATAACGGGGTGCTGCAGGCCACGGCCAACTACACCGCCAAGACGGCCGGCACCTATCAGGATCTGGAAGGGGTCATCACCGCTCTCGGGCAAGCCTATGTGAAAGGCAAGCTGCAAGCGGAGGAGATGAACCAGCTCAATGAGCGCTCGGTGGCAGCGGCCAAACTGCTGTCGAAAGCCATGGGCAAGACCACTGACGAGATCATCGCCATGGCCACGGCAGGCAAGCTGGGTCGAAACGAGATCGAACTGCTGATCAAGGCGATGGGCGAGGATGCGGCCGGTGCGTCGGAGGAGATGGCGCAGACCTTCAGTGGAATATGGTCGAACTTTCTCGAGCAGCTCAACCAGGTCGAACTGGCCGTGGCCGATGCGGGGATTTTTGCCTTCATCAAATCCGAGCTGGCAGAGGTCACTGCCCAGATCAAAGCCGCAGCGGCAGACGGCAGTTTGGCAACCTGGGCACAAGGTGTGTCCGATGGCATGAGATCTGGTGCCATCGCCATTCGTGGGATCACCGAAACCCTTGTCGAGATGAGAGATGGGATCGGGCTGGTGGTGAAGGTCTGGGGCACCATGAAGGTGATCCAGTGGAGTACCCAGCTGCTCGGCTTCGGGCAGGCGATGAAAACAGGGGTGGTACAGCCGGCAGCAGAGGCCGGCAAAGAGCTCGACAAGACGAGCAAGAAAGCGGTCAAGCTCAATGGGGTGCTGGGGGCGCTTACCCTGGGTAATGGGGCAGTTGCGGCTGGCCTCTCTGTTCTTGTCTACGAGGGGGGAAAAGGGTTGGCCAAGCTGGCCGAAGACGCCGGTGTCTGGGCGGCCAAGATGGGCGAGGCTGGGGAGGTTGAGCAGCGAGTGGCCGAGCAGTCTCGCGCCTTCTTCGCCCAACTGCAGCGCCAGGGCATGACCACCATGGCGCAGTTTGACGAGTTCAAGAATGTGCAGATCCTCACTGCACAGGAGGTCGCCAACCTCTCTGCCGTCGAGCGGGCAGCCTACGAGCAGCGGCTCAAAGGCCATCGCGAGTACCTGACGGGCCAGTTGCAGGTGCAAAAGGCGCTTGAAGCCTCCGGGCTCAAGGCAGAGTCCATGCAGTATCAGGCCGATGCTGCACTGGCCAGCATGCGACAGGGATTTCTCGATCTGGCGGCTGGCGCCGACATGGCTGGCCAGACCATTGACGCCAAGACTCGGCCAGCCGTGCTGAAGCTGGTGGCCGACTTTGACTTGCTCAAGGCAAAAGGGAAGGAAACGGCTACCGGGATCAGCGAGATGTTCAAGGGGCTGCAATTGGGGGATCCCACCTCTCTGCAGAACATTACCCTGGCGCTCGAGTCGCTGCGTGAGCAGGGCAAGGTCACCCAGACCGAGATTGATGCGGGGCTGCGCAAGAGTCTGCAGGACATGAGCCTACAGGATCTCGAGGTATTGAAGGTCCAGTCAATGGCGGCTTTTGACACCATGAAGAATGGTGCCATCAGCACGGCCCAGATCACCGAGTCGGTGCTGTCAGAAAAGCTGCGCCGCCTGGGCGTGGATTATCAAGCGCTCCATACCGGTATTGATGCCGTAGGCCGCCAGACCATCGACACCTTCCGCGCTGTTGCTACCGATGTGAATGCCACCTCGCAAGACATTGCCGCCGCCATGAAGGCGGCCGTCAACAAGGCAGACACGGTGCAAGAGCTGGAGGAGCTGAGAAAGGTCTGGTTATCGGTAGGGCAGGCGGGAAAGGTCTCTGCACAGGAGCAAGGACGCGGGCTTACCTATCTGGATGATCATATCCGCCAGACCAAAGCGAAAGCAGCAGAGATTGGTGATGGCTTCAACACCGCGGCGGATAAGTCGAAGAAGGCCACCGACACCATGAGGGAAAACCTCAAAGGGGTGCAAGAAGAGGCCAAAAAGACCAAAGCCGATGTTGAAGACGCCATCAGCAGTACGAGTGGTGGCAGCTCTGCCTTGTCGGGGGCGGGGCGAGGGGATGTGACTCGCACGGTTGGTGCTGGCTCCTTCTTCTACAAAACGGTGGATATCAACCAGCTCCGCGGCAACGCCGATGCCCTGGCCAACACCCTGGCCGGAGTGGAGGACGAGCTGGCCCGCTACAGCCAGAAAGTCAGGGACATCCCCGCCTACAGCGAGTGGAGCAAGTGGTACGCAGAGAAATTTCAGAAGGAGATGGAGGCCATGCGTGCCCAGCTCCAGAAGGAGTTGAATAAGGCGCAGCAGAAGGAAGCGGAGAAAGCGACGACTCAGCCGACTGTAGGGACCACGCCGCCGCAACAACAGAGTGCACCGATGCCATCAGGCAGTAATAAAACGGTCACCATCTATCTCAAATCCGACACTCACAGCGCAGAACTCCAGTCCGATGAGGAAAACCTGGATGCGTTGCTGCGTCTGTTGAAACAGCAAGGACTCAGAAGCTGATGATCACATTAGCGGGTATCGAATTGCCAGATGACCTGGACTGGGAAGATGAGTTCGCGTGGGAGCCTGTTGGACAGGTCATAACCCCAACGCTTTCAGGGGCCATCATCGTCGAAGAGTCCGTCCAATCCGAGGGACGGCCCATCACTCTTCGCTCTGATGGTGAGGCATGGGTAAGGCGTTCGACCGTGTTGGCATTGCAGTCATTGGCTGCGGCCCCGTCTACTCGGATGCCGCTCTTCCTCAACGGGCGCATCTTCACCGTCATATGGCGTCGAGAAAACAGCGGTGGGCTGGAGGCAAAGCAACTCTACCGGATCGCGGATCCGGATGCCCAGACCCCTTATGAAATCACCCTTCGCCTTCTTGAGGTAACCCCATGACCATTCATTCCGGCGACATCAAACTGATGGCCAGTCAGCGGTTGACTGACACCACGGACGGCGGCGGCCGCATCACCGGGCAGGAGATCGTGAGCGGCGAGCACAATGGCCTGTTTCAGGACATCAGCGATCTCGACCGCACTTACGGGGTGGTCAGCATGCGCAAGGCGTTTCTGGCGGTGCAGACGGATGACACGGACACCTATCGGGGTGCCCATATCATCGTGCAGGTGCCCCCGGCTGACCCGAACGTGGGGCTATGCCTCATCAACACCCGGGATCATCACGACACCCGCGCCAATGCCCGCGACGTGCTGGAGCGCTATCTGGCCCGTGGTCCCAAGTGGCGCGGATTCCTGTACGACACCCAGCTCGAAGGCCAGCGGGCGATCCGCTTCTTCCAGCGCGTCGAAGTGCGCCTGCCGGAAGTGGGGGAGACCCTGGTGCTGGTTGGCAACGAGGGCAAGGCGGGGGAGTTCGAGCAGTATGTGCGGGTGCTGGAAGTCACCCAGCAGCTTGCCAAGTTCCAGGTGCCAGGAGTGCCCGAGTTCACCCGCAACGTGGTGACCTGCAAGCTGGCTGACCCGTTGCGCTACACCTTCGAGGGGGAGCAGCCGACCCCCTATGATGTGGTGACCAACGTCAAAACCGCCCTGCGGGAAACCGTGGTGGCCGATGCCGCCAACTACTTCGCCACCACCAAGCTGGCGGAGGCGGTGAACCTGGGCGCCATGCAGGTGCGGGCCAAGACGATCTTTACCCAGATCGTGCCGTCTGCCCGCACCGAGACCCCAGCGGTGGATCTGACAGCGGCTGGCGAAATGGCCAGCCTGGTGGATTCGGGCAAGGGCCTGGTCAGCTTTTCGACCGTGGTCAGCATTGCCCCCAGCCGGGGCCTGTTCCTCGGCACGGGCGTGAAACCCGGCACCCTGACCATCACCATCGGTGCGGCCGTCATCATCGACAAGGGGGGCGAGCTGGTTGTGGCCGGGTCCGTGGTGGGTGCTATCGACTATGGCCGTGGTCAGCTGGAGTTCAACGCCCAGTGCCCGAACTACGGGGCCGCCAGCAAAACCATCAGCTTCTGGCCAGCGTCTCGCCCGTCCCGTATCGCTGACACGGCCAGGATCGACATCAAGGCCAACAACCGGGGCTATGCCTACACCATCACCCTGCTGCCGACTCCGGCACCGGGCACCCTCACGGTGTCGTTTATGGCGCAGGGGAAATGGTACGACTTGAAGGACAACGGGCGCGGCGAGCTGTTCGGCGCGGATCGCTCGTTCGGCACCGGGATCGTCAACCTGGCCACCGGGTCGGTCATGCTGACCCTGGGGGCCCTGCCGGACGTGGACACCGCAATCCTGTTCAGCTGGGCGACCCCGGTCAACTACACCAACCGCAGCAACCAGCCCATCAGCATCAGCAAGTCGGCATGGCAACTGCCCCACACCGGGATCACCCCCAAGAGCGTGATCCTGACCTGGGGCAGCGGCCAAACGGCCAACGATGCGGTGGGGGATGGGCGCCTGCGCGGCGACATCACCGGCACCATCAACTATGCCGAGGGGGTGATCATTCTCGATCACATCACCCTGCCGGCGCTGGGCCAGGAGTACCTCGCCCAGTACCAGTACGGTGAGCCGGTGACCGAGCGCCACGTTGAACCGGGGCGCCTGAGTACCCCCGGCCAGGTGGGGCACCTCTCCATCACCCTGGACGGCGCAGGCGGCGGGGCCACCAACCTGACCCCCGGGTCGGTGCATGTCAAATTCAACGCGCTCTATCACAAGTTCGATGTGGACGATCAGGAGCTGGTGATCCAGACCCGCGACCCGGTGATCACCCTACTGGATGACGGCCAGGGCAACCTCAAGGACGCCAGCGGCAACACCCTGGGGGCCATCAACTACGCCGCCGGCACCCTGCATTTCATGCCGGATGGCAGTGCCCCCTTGCCCAAGCCGACCTATGCCTGGGTGACCGTGGGCACCAAATGGGTGGGCAACAACCAGGTGGCGGTGCAGCGCTGGACCATGACCGGCATCGAGTACCACAACACGGCGTACACCTTCCCCGATGGCGAGGGGGGCTGGGTCGAAGTGACCTACCGCAACAACAACAGTGCCCTGGCGCAAAACGCCACCCTGACCGCCCAGGCGCTGCGCATTGATGTCACCCCCGGGTTTGCGGAGGCCATTCTGGAAGGGTCGCTGCGCTTCACCCTGGGGGGGGAGGTCTATGTAGACCGCCAAGGCTTGCTCTACCGCAACCCGGACCCGGAAACGGGATCCGGTATCCAGGCAGGCACCATCGACTACTCGAACGGCTTGGCGGTGCTGTCTGACTGGGCGGCCGGGCAGACGGCGCAGCCGTCGCTGCAGTCCCTGGCCACCTCGTTCAGCGCCCAGTCGGTGGATGAGGTGACCTTCCGTACCCCGGGGGCCCCGGTGGCGCCGGGTAGCCTCTACATCAGCGCCAACACCGCGAGCGGGCGGCGCATCGAGGCCACGGCGGACGGGGACGGCTATTTCACCACCACCGACATGGATGGCCGGGTGAACTACCAGACCGGGGTGGTGACGGTGCGCTTTGGTCGGTTCGTCACCGCTGCGGGCAACGAGAGCCAGCCCTGGTATGACGTTGACCAGGTGGGGCTGGACGGCAAGATCTGGCGCCCCATCAGCGTGGTGGCCGACACCATCCTGTTCAACTGTGTGGTGTTCAGCTATCTGCCCCTCGATGCCGACATCATCGGGCTGGATCCGGTGCGTCTGCCGTCCGATGGCCGGGTGCCCTTCATCCGCAAGGGGACCACGGTGGTGGTTCACAGCACCCGCAAGTCGGCGTTCCCGCTGGGGGTCAGTGCCGGGCAGCAGCTCAGCACCGGCCGCACCCGCTTGGCGCATGCCCATGTGGAGGACAAGAACGGCAAGGCGCTGGCGACCACCCTCTACAGCGTCAACCTGGATAGCGGCGTGGTGACGCTCGGCACTCCATTAGACCTGACCGGCTATGTCGAACCCCTCTATGCCGTGCATCGCATCGAGGACATGAGCCTGGTCAGCGACGTGGAGATCTCGGGCCGCCTGCTGCTGACCAAGGCGCTGTCCCATGCCTATGACCCGGCAGATACCTATGTCTCCAGCGCCCTCATCATCGGCGACCTGTGGGCCAGGTATACCAACCTGTTCGATCAGAAGGCGTGGACCAATGTCTGGTCTGATTTCCTCATCGGCGACCAGTCCACGGCGCAATACAACGACACGGTTTACCCGCTCCTGGTCACCAACCGGGGCGCCCTGCAGGAGCGCTGGGCGGTGATATTCACCTCCAGCACCAACTTTGTGCTGGTTGGGGAGCATGTGGGCCAGATCGCGGTGGGGGACGTGAACACCGACTTGGCCCCCATCAACCCCAACAACGGCCAGCCCTATTTCCGGCTGGACGCGAGGGGCTGGGGGGCAGGATGGGCTAGTGGCAACGTGCTGCGTTTCACCACCGAGGCAGCCGGCGCCCCCTTCTGGCCGATCCGTACCGTGTTGCAGTCGGTGGCGTCACAGGATACCGACAAGTTCGAGCTGGCCCTGCGCGGCAACATCAACACCCCATAAGGGACCAACCAGGTGGGGCAACCTGCCCCACCCCATAGGAGATCATCATGGCGTTTCCGGTGAAATGGTACAGCAATGCAATGCAGGGGGCCCCGAGTCTGGGGGATACCGCTCCCGGCGCCTTGGCCGCTCTGCTCAAGGCGTGTTTGATCACGGGGTTTGGCAACCTGACGGTCAGCAGCCTGGCATGGGATGCCGCCATGGGGTGCGCAGTGGCCACCATCGACAGCGGGCACAGCTACCTGCCTGAATCGGTGATCGCCATCAGCGGCGCTACCCCGGCCGCCTACAATGGTGAGCATCGGGTCAAACAGGTGAATGCGACCAAGGTGTGGTTCGAGCTGGATGGGGGCAACCCGGGCAGCAATGCCACCGGGACCATCAGCATCAAGATCCCGGGGCTGGGCTGGACGCTGTTGGCGGAAAGTGCGGATGGACAGACCATGATCATCCGCAGCCCGGAGTCGGTGGACCAGTACCCGGTCTGCTACCACATTGACAACAGCGCGTTCAGTGGGTGGACACATGCGAGCAATTACTATTACTTCGCCAAGGTCAGCATGGTTGAGGACGTGCAGGATCTGACCACCTTCACGCTGATCAATATGCAAGCATGGCCAGCCACCAAACGGTATTCCGATGGTCGCTGGGATCTGTTTGGTGACAACCTACTGTTCTATTTTGTGCCAGCCTATGCCAGCCGCAATGGCCGTTCCTGTCTGGCCGCCGGATATATCAATTCCGTCCGACCTGGTGATCGTTATCATGCTGTGCTTGCTGGCATAATTAATAATATCGGTGCCACCAACGCTATCTCTTGGACCAGCAACACCGCCCCCAGCGGTAACGGAAACAACTTTGTTATGGGGGATTTTCTCGCTCATGGTGCAACGGCCAACCGTATTCTTGCTCGCCCACATAGCCAGTTATTTGGAGCCATCAGTTGGCAGACTATCGGGCTATTCTCCCGAATGGGGGCCGGTCTAGCGGTTCCCAATCCAGCAGACAACGGGTTTTATCTGGCCAAAGAGCCAACAATGGTGTTGGAAGGAGGAGACACCATGCGCGGTTCCTTGCCGGGTTTAATCAATCCTTATGGCGACATCACGGCCTACGATGGCAAAACATTCAGCGATCTGCCGCTCTTGGGGGTGCGCACGGTACGCTTCATCAGGGCGACGTATGCCACGAACGTCTTCTCATCTTTGGCTGCGACGCTAGTGGCCTTTGACATCACTGGCCCCTGGAGGTAGCGATGGACCCACTCTATCCATTCGCCGTTATCGGTCCTGGGCTGGTGTGGGGCAATCAGGAAACCCCGACCGAGGCATTTCCCCTGCTTGAAACTCGGCATCTGCCGCTGACCTGTCAACCTGGTCTGGGGGCTTACGATGCCTTGATGATGGTGACGCCAGAAGGCCGTTCCCGCGCCATGGGCTACATCGAGAGCACCGTCACCATCAACGGTGAAGGGGTCGCTCGCCGTGTGCTCTGCTTCACCCAGTCGGGGGATCTGATCGCCGAGACCATGAGCCGGGCAGGAGATGGCAAATATCGGTTCGACAGTCTTTGGCTGGCCCAACGTTACATGCTGGTCGCCCAGGACGATCCGGCGTTCGGCCCGGCCGATTACAACGCCGTGGCGGCTGATTTCCAGCTCCCCACCCCTTACGCCCCCGGTGAGGGGGTCGGCCTGGCCTGATAGGGCCGCACCAGGAGGTACTATGTTCACGTATGCAGATGCCCTGCGCACCAGCCGCGCCCAGCTGCTGGCCAGCGCCATCGACGAGGGCAGCGCGGGGCCCGCGACCCTCAAGATCTACACCGGTGGACGCCCCGCCCCAGGGGCGGCCATCACCAGCCAGGTGCTCTTGGTGACGCTGCAGTTCACCCACCCTTGCGCCCAGAGCGTGACGGGCGGGGTGCTGACCCTCAAGCCTCTGGCCGAACAGATGGTCACCGCCAGCGGGGTCCAGGCCTGGGGGCGCATCGCCAATCGGGACGGCGACTTTGTGGCGGATCTCGACGTGGGGCTACCGGAGAGTGGCGCCGACATCGAGATCCCGGCCAACGAGCTGTATGCGGGCGCCTTGGTGCGCATCAACAATGCCACCTTCACCGAACCCTAACTGCTCTGCGTGAGCCAAGAGGTCAGCATGGCCAGAACCGACGCCCGCCTGGCGCTGCAGAAGGCCCGCAAGTCGTCCGCTGCCCTGGAGCTGAACCCGGCCATGGTGGTGCGCTATGTGGCCGTGCTGCAGGGCACCTGTCTGCCGCCCACCTTCGCCAGCTCCCCCGGGCTGGTGCTGCCTGCCGTCTTGCAGGGGCAGGGGCAGGCACCGCTGACAGATGTCACGATCACGCCCATCCATCCGGCTACCCTGGCCAGCACGGCCCCTGCCACGGTCACGGACATCACCGCCAGCGTGGTGATCGATGCGACGTTGGCCGTGACGGCGCGGGCCGCGCTCTACCAGATTGAGGCGGGCTATGACATCAACGTGTTTCGGGGGCCGAGCCACACCAGCCAGGGGCAATGGCAGCAAGCCCAGGATGTAGTGGCCAGCGTCATCAGCCACTGGGAGCGCCCCGGGGTGGCCCAGGCGCACCATCAGCAGTCCTGGCAAGAGGGCACGGCGCTGGAGAGCACTCTGGTAGGTGTCGCGGCTCAGATGCCGCGCTGCGATAACCAGGTGCAGGATCGCTTTGAAGAAGGCCCTGCACTGGGCACGACCCACGGCACCGGCTTTACCAGCCTGCCGCGCTGCGATGTCACCCCGCGCTCGTTGTGGCGTGAGGCCACCAGGGCGGGGTGCTGGCAGGTGAGCGGTTATCGCGACCTGCCGCGCCTGGACAAGGAGTGGCAGGGCGGCTGGGCCCAGGGTATCGGGCTGGGGTTCACCCTGACCGGCCAGCGCTGGCAGTGGGGCCTGCCCCTTCGCAAAAGCTGGCGGGATGGGTGGGATGAGGCGATACAGCCCCCCTGGGGCATCACGCCGCCCCCCAAGCCCCCCATCACCCCGGAGCGCCCGGACAAGCGCAGCCGCAAGCTGGCGTTCGGCCGCCCCCGGGGGGATGCCTCCCTGGAGTTTGTCTGGTTCGGGCAAGCCCACATCGTTATTCCAACCCGGAGGGTTTACCTGGTGAGCAACACAGCACAGATAGTGCGAGTCAGGGACGGGCTCGACATTCCCGCCACCTCGCTGAGCATCGAACTCGACACCGACTCCTGGGCCTGGCAGTTCACGGCCCAGATCCCCCGCATCGCGGCAGCCGAGATGACGGACGAGGAGGAGGTAAGCATCTTCGTCAACGGCCAGCAGTGGGATTGCGTGTGCGATGGTTGGCAGTCAAGCCAGAGCTTTGCCCGTGAGTCGGCGACCCTCACCGGGCGCTCTCGCACGGCCTATTTGTCACCGACTCATGTCTTACCCCAGGCTGTGAGCGAGATCGGTGCAGCGACCATGGCCCAGCTCGCAGAGGCACTGCTGCCGTTCGGCTGGACCCTGGACTGGCAGGCGCCGGATTGGCTGGTACCTGGCGGCTTCTTCAGCCTCGATAGCCAGACTCCCATCGAGGCGATCAAGTACCTGGCCGAGGCGGCGGGTGGGTTCGTGTTGCCGCACCAGCGCGATCGGCACCTGGTCATCAAGCCGCGCTATCCGACCGTGCCCTGGCAGATCGATGGAGCGCTGGCAGACGTGGCCATCCCCCGCGCCATCATCACGACGCTGGGCAGCGACTTCCAGCCGGGACAGCCGGCGAACGGCATCTATGTCAGCGGTGGCCATCAGGGCATCAACGCGCGGGTGCTGCGCCAAGGCACTGCAGGGGAGCGGCAGGCTTTGGCCATCACCCACTCGCTGGTGTGCGATGTGGTGGCGGCCCGCGCCCAGGGTGTGGTGGGGCTGGCCAAGACCCTGCCGAAGCGCACCCAGACCATCCAGCTGCCATTGTCTGCCGATACGGGGCTCATCCTGCCCGGGGCGTTGCTCGCGGTGGATGGCTGGAAGGGATACAACCGGGGCGTCAGGGTTTCTGCTGAGCTGCAGAACAAGGCCATGACGGTGCGCCAGCAACTGAGTGTGGAGCGATTTGTATGAACCTGTTCAAGCAGTTCCAAGCGCTGATACCCGGTGCCGACCCGCTGCTGGTCGGTACCGTCACCGCAACGACGGGCACTGGCACCACGCTGGAGACCCCGGGCGGGGGCGTGGTGATCGTGCGTGGGGGAGGGGTGGCCATCGGCCAGAAGGCGTTTTACCAGGGAGGTGCCATCATTGGGCCCGCGCCTGATTTACCAACCTATGAAATCGAGGTTTAA